AAACATCTGTTGCACCACTACCTGTTACCTTCAGTACATCAGTTGTTTCCATAACAACTTTATTACCTGCTAGTAATTCTAATGACGAACCTGCTGGAATAGGTGCATTTGTAATCAACTCTACATCTTGGTTATTTTCGTTGTTTGCTCCTGCTCTACTACCTGTATTTGATTCTAAGGTAACTGTTACAGTAGTTTGGCTAGATGTTGTGTTACCTAAAACTAAACCTAATATAACTGTCGTTGTCGATCCTGCTACAGTATATATTACATCTGCTGATGTAACTCCTGCTTTTGTAACTACCTTAAATGTATTTGCCATATTTTATCCTAACGCTATTGCTAATGCTGTTGCATCGGCTGTTGTTGCCGTGCCTAAATTGGCTACTGTTATTTTTTTCATAGTACCACCATCATCTATTAAAACAAAATCGACATCACTACTTGATGTTGTGGTTGAGGGAGCATCAGAATTACCAACTGTTAAGACTGTACTTCCTTCTATTTGAACTGTTCCAGATGCAGACCTTGATATTGTAGTATCACTTGCGTGACCTAATTCTATGTTACCAGATGTTGTTAAACTTGATAAAGTTCCAACTGATGTAATGTTAGTTTGTGCAGCAGTTTGTAATGTACCTGCTAACTGTGTAGCTGTTAATCTTCCTGTGCTAGGATTATAAGTTAAATCACCATCACTCTCTAATCCTATATTACCCCCATCTACATCGCCACCTGACGTAAAGACAACTGCATTATCTTCGTTTGTACTTTCATTATCAGTAATAGTTACAGTTGTTGCTACTGCTGCTGTGGTTGCATTTGCTACAGTTACACCTGCAATTACTGTATTAAGTGCTGTACCATCAACAGTTATTGCATCAGCTTCTAATGTACCATCTATATCTGCATTGCCACTAATATCTAAAGAACTAGCTTCTATTTCACCACTTGTTTTAAATATTACATTATCACCACCATCAACCTCAAAGATGATTTGATTATCTGTGCCAAACTTTATTCTGTTGTCTGCATCTCTACCTATTTCTAAACTCGTATTAACCACAGACGTAATTGCTGTTTGTGCAGCATCTATTTCAACATCAATGGTGTTGTCTGCATCTTGATATGTGACAGTAATACCTGTTTCTGTATTACTTGAAAACATAGCACCTGCTGTATCAGATATAACTTCAGATAATGCTGTTCCACCAATCGTAATTGCATCTGCTTCAACTGTGCCATCAAAGTATGCATCTTTAAATTCTAAAGCATCTGTGCCTAAATCAACAATCGCATTAGTGCCAGGTGTTAAAGCTCCATCTGTAAGTATTAATTGTTTTTCATTTCCAGCATAAAAATTAATTGTATCGGCTGTTTCAAAATCTATTTTAGTTTCATCATCTTCACCAATTTTTATATCTGTAGCGAGTAAAGATGTAATATCTGTTTGTGCAGCATTAATAGTAAATGTTAGATCATACGGATCGCCATCTGAACCAGTAGAAGTGTCTGTCCAGTTTATATCAATACCACCACCCTCAACAAACTTAACCTCTTTACCATCAGCTACAGTAACTTCTGTTCCGTCACCATCTTCAAGAATAAAATTAGTCATCCCAGATTGAGCATCCACATAAGTCTTAATTGCTTTGGCTGATGCTAATGTGTCATCACTTCCAGATACACTTGATATATCGGTATCCAATACTCCTGATTTAAAATCTGCTACGTCAATATTTGAAATTGAATTGCCAGTGCCTTCAACATCAAATGTTTTATTTGTTAATGTAGCTGTTGAAGATGTTGTAACTAATCTAGCATTACCACCAGAACTAGGCAGTGTTAAAGTATTTGACGCACTTTCTGAATGTGGTGCGGCTATAATAGTCTGTCCGTGTGAATTTGCTTCACAGTTTAATTTTATAGCACCTGGATTGCTTCCACTGTCATCAGTGTTTCCTTTTACAACTACCTTACCAGTTCCATGTGTTTGAAGATCAATATCTTGATTAGATGTTGTAGTTACAATATCTTGACCACCTAAATTTAAATTACTAGCTAATGTTCCAAGACTAGTTAAACTAGATGCTGTCACTCCTGAATTAAGTGTACTACCAGTTAGTGTGCCTGCCGCAGCAGTTACAGTTATATTTGCACCTCCATTAAAACTTGTTCCGTTAATTGTCCTAGCTGTCTCTAAAGTAGTAGCAGTATCAGCGTTGCCTGTAATATCTCCTGTAATATCACCTACAAATGTGCCGTTAATATTATTACTTGCATCCTTAAACACTGCTTTATCAGCAGGGTATGTCATAAAGATAGTTCTTGTACCAGATGACCAATTTACTTCATTGTTTGAATTAGAACTAGCTAATATAGTTGTTCGAGCTAATGTAGTTCCAGAAGATGTAAACGTGCCTAACCCAACCTCAAAGTCAGTATTGTCTGTACAAACATAGTAAGTAGTGTCAGCGTTACTAAGATTAGCAGTAAATGTTTCAAAACCACTTACAGCACCAGCTAACGTATATGTTCCAGTGCCTGTGGTAGTTGTGGTTTCTTTAACTCTATCTTTTATTACTAAAGCCATTATCTCAACTCAATACTCAAGTTTGTTGCGTTTATTCTAAATATATCACCCTCTGCTAATGTCTTACTTGCATCTAAAGCACCTACGAATAGTATGTTACCACTTGAACTTGCATCTACAATAAATACATGAGTTATTGTTTGTGTTCCACTATCTGTCTTAGCTGGAAAGTCAATTGCTGAAGTGTTCTTTGCTGTTTGTGTATCTGTTGAATCAGCACCTATTGTTGTCCAACTAGCCGCTGCTACTTGTTTTCTGGAATATCCACCAAAACTTGCTTCTGTTACTGATCCTGCTTCAGCATCAGATACGGCTGTTGCTAGTCCTACATAAATACTGTCACCAGGACTTGAGAAACTTAACGAATTATTCTTGAAGATATAATGTAATATTCTTCTTTCTAAATAGTTAGTTGCTGCTGTCATAATTTATCTCCTATGTTCTTTGCCTACGGGGTAACCCCTGCCTATAAGCATCATTATTTTCCCTAGACTCACCAAAATCTTTTAAACGACTTACTTCTTCCATAAACCTTCTTTCATACAATTGTATAACATCTGCCTCTCCTTTCATAAAAATATACGCTTCTACAAGCGATCCGTAAAGTAAAGCATTGATTGCATTCTTACTTAACCAGGATGTTGTAGTATCACTTGATATAGCGGATATAGCAGAACTATGAGAAGTTGTACTACCTGTTATTGTCTCACCATTGGTAAAACCAGTTGTTGGTACGATGATTGTTAATTTATTATCGCTATCATTTTTACTGTCAATAGTAGCTGTAACACCGCTGGAGGAACCTGTTATTGTTTCTCCTACCGCAAAACTTGATGCTGAAGAAACAGTTAATTGAATTGTACTATCAGCTAAACTTGTTGGTCTGTAATAATAATGTAGCTCAACTGGGTAATTGCTATTAGGTGTAGGAGATAATATAAAATTATCCACATCAAATCGTGCATAGTATTTAGGAACACCTGTAGTCGCAGGATTAGGGTGATATTCTTGAACAAAGTTTACATCTTTCTCTAACAGAAAAACTAAATTACTTGAAACTGTTATTGATAAACTAAAAGGTGAAAAGAAATCTGTTGGAACAGACAAAAATCTATCCGAAGAAGTCGTAGCACTTGTTACATTTTTACGAAAAACTTCAAAGTCAATCATCTTAAAAAGACGATTTTCTGTAGATCGAATGAAGTTTCTTAAATTAGAAACAAAAGTTGTTTCATCATTCTCAGTATAATCTTGGATAGATGTTCTTAATGTTGTTAATGTGTAACTCATTTAACTCTCCAACGTCACGGGTCCAGCAGATGCAATACCACCACCACCTGTGGTATTACCTAACGTAGCTGTAGCAGTTACGCTTATAGTGTACCTATTTGTATCTACCACAGATTGAATTGTAAAGCCAGATGAACCTTGTATAGTAGCACTTGATATACCATCAAAAGGTGATACATCTCTAAAACGAACTGTGCTTGAAGCAGATCTTCCATGACCTGGTTCAGTTACTGTAACAGTTGTAGGACTGCTTCCACCACTTCCAGTTTTAAATGGATTGTGAGGTAAAATAACAGAAACAGATGGCTCTTCTCTATCTGGTCTAGCATCTTTAATTGCTTCAGCATCCGCTGTTTTTACTCGTAAATCTATCTGAGGATGTTTTGGTTCAAACTCATCTTTACCTACAAAAAGACCATTCCATTCTTTTCTCATGTCTCGTAAGCGATAACGAAACCCAGATCTATCTGATATACCATAAGAGTTTTTGCCTGTAGCAAATCGTCCCATCAGACACTCAAGTATTTAATATCGGGTGTTAAAGTTAAAGCCACTTTATCCTCATCCTCGGCTGCTGCTCTTTGAAACTCTTCTTCATAAACAGATTTTAATAACTGTGTTCTTTCTGGTGCACGTTTTATTGACAGATAATAAGAAAGACCTGCCACCATGCAAGGTAGAAAACGAAAAGGAACATCTGATGTATTTTGCAGAGTATCCGCATCTTGTATTCTTCTAACATAGAAATACTCTAAAGTATCTGTGCTATTCTCTGGAGTAGGCCACAAGAATATTTTAGGAGTAATTTGTCTATCAAAGTAATACTGTGAAGGTCTTCCTGTTTGAGTTTTACTTGGTAAATTTAGGTATTCACCTCTCGATATCTTTGACATACTAAAATCTGTACCACTTCTTCTAAGAACAACTTCTAACAAATCTGTGTAATCAGCAGTAAAAGTATAACTAGATGTTCCGCTTGTAAGAGCTTGTGTAGCAGAGTTTACTGTCCATAAATTAAGTCCTCTGTTTGCCCATTCAGAAAACATAATGTTAAGGGAACGTCTAGCTGTTCTTGCATCATAACCTGTTCTAACCTCAAGACCGCATCTTTCGTATGCTTCCTCTACGATCTCACCTACATCTAAATCAAAGTCTCTTGAATCCGAAGTTGCCATTTAATCCTCATTATACAAATTATCAAAAATTTTATTTACATCTAATGTATAGTCTAAATCAGATTTTGAATAATGTATATGCTGTGAAGGTAAAAAATCTGGTGCACCTTCACCTGTTTCAAACCATGCTGGATGTGTAACACGAACTCTGTTGTTTGGCAATGCTACAATATTACCTGTCCATTTACCTGCTTCTATTAACTGAAGCACGTGGCTCTGTTTATGTTGAGCAGGATCATCAGCAATATCGTTTTCAGTATAATCTACAGTAAATAAATACTTCCCCCTATAAAACTCG